GCCCTGGTCCTGTCCGCGCATCTGGTGCGCCGGGGGTACCTGCCCGTTCGTGAACACCTTCGGTGCCGCGGGCTGCTCCTCCACCGTCGCGAGCCTCGCCTTGAGCGTCTCGACCTGCTCGAGCAGCCCGGCGACGTCGGCCTGCTTGGCGACGTCCTGCGCCGGGGGCTGCTCGCCGAGCGCTGCGGCGACGGCCTTCGCGACGATGCTCTCCAGCACGTCCGCTGTGATGGTGGTCAAGTCTGTGTCGCCGGCTTTGGTCACGTCGTCTGCGACGGCATCGGCCGGGGTGCCCGTGGCAGCGGGGGGCTGCGGGGTCATGTCCGTGGAAGCGTCCGCCGGGGGGGCCGCTTCGGTGCCGTCACCATCGTCCATGTCCTCGTCCGGGTCGGCCTCGCTGTTGGCCACGGGGGTGATGTCGGACGGGTCGACGATCCCGACGAGCTTCCCCGCCTGGTTGTACACGACCATCATCGGGGTCTTGCCTTCCCCGGTGTCCGCCTTGGCGACCGGCTCAGCATCGCTCCCGGCGGCCTTGGTGATCTCCGCGGTCTGCGCGGCCGGCGGCGGCTCGGAGACGCCCATCGCGGGCTCCTGGCCGCTCGCGGCGGTCGCATCCTCGGACAGCGCGGGCTTAGGCATGTCGGCCTCCACTTCGGGGGTCATCTTGGCGACCGGGCGGCCGTCATCGGCTGGGGCTTGCGGCAGCGACGCGAGGACGGTGTTCAGCCGGGCGGCGGCCTCGCGGATGTGGGCCTCGTTCACGCTGGAGAGGACCCGGCCGGCCTTGCGGATCCATGCGAGGCCCTCGATCTTGGCGAGCGGGCCGGCGAGGTCGGATGCGGCCATGGCCTTCGCGACGGCCTCGAGCGGGGCGCGGTCGGTGGCGGACTTCCCGACCGCCGCCATCATGTCCGCCTCACCGCAATCCGCCTCGGACTGCTCGGCTACCGCGAACGGCGCCAGGACGCTGATGGCGTAGTCGATCGCGCAGCACACGTCCTGGAGGTCCCAGGCGTTCTCGGCGTCGTCCGGGTCGGCGGAGGCGGCCTCGAGCATTTCCCGTTCGGCGAGGAGGTCGACGGCGACGCGGGCTCTGCTGAGGATGGAGCACCATTTCTGCGCGGTCGCCGCGTCGATCGCCTCCCACGCCGGGGACCCGGGGTCGGTGGGGTCGCCGGGGGCGTCGTCCTCGGGGGCGCACAGCGGGACGGTGGGGTCCAGCTGATCGATGCCGTCGTCGAGCTCGGGACCCATGTCGGCCTTGGTCACGTCCGCAACGGCCACGGCCGCCTCCTTGCTCACTTGGATACCGAACTTCTTCGCGGCGGCGTGCACCTTGCCGCTGGCCTTGTCGCCGAACGGGCTGGAGGACAGCCGGGCGAGCGCGTTGCGGACGTGCGCGGCGTCATGGATCGGGAAGTGACGCAGCGAGCGCGGCGTGGTCTTGCCCTCGTCGTCCTTCTTGCCGCCGCTCTCGATGTAGGCGAAATCGGAGTCCGGGAGGTCGTTGATGCTCTTGCTGCTCATTTCGGCCTTGGCCACGCCGTCCTCGGCGGCGCGCTGCGCGGCCTTGTGGATGAACGCCGCGATATCCGCCGGGGAACCGTTCAGCGTGATCCCGTTCGGCATCGCCACTCGCTCCCTGCCGGTATCCGGCTCAGCCTTCGCGATCAAGTCACGGACGAACTCAGGCTCCAGCAGGCCAGTCGCGGCGGCATCCTGCTTGGCGATCAGGAACCGGGGGATGCCGTTCGCGCCCTTGCCCACGAGGTCCACGCGGGGAAAGTCAGCGTCGACCAACTCGGTCATTTCCTCGTCATCGGCAAGCGGAGCCACAGGTCACCTCACATGGGACGATGGCGGGATGACTGTGATCGTCACCATTACGTCACTCGGCCTCGCGGCAGTTGCGGCCATTCCGGTCTGGTGGGGTGCCCAGCAGCGCCGGAAGGCGAAGGCCAGAGAGGCAGCAGCAGCGGAGAGGGCGGCCGAGTCTCAGGCTGCGCTTTCCGAGCAGATGAGAGCGGTGCGGGGCATCAACTGGTACGGGCACCGATGGAAAGACGGTTGATCTATGCGGGCACCGCGCGCCTGACGCGCCGCCTGCGTGCCGTCCCCTGCGGCGACAGGCCCGTCAGCTTCCCCGCCTGGGCCAGCTCCCACGACTTCGGCTCCAGGATCATGCCGATAAGCCAGTCGCCCTTGGTGACCACGATGCCGTCACCGAGATCCCAGTCCGGGCCCCTGTAGATGTAGCTCTCGACCACGGTCGCGGCCCCGGTCGTGCCGTCGACGTGACCGATGCCCACTTGCGGGTTGCCCTTGGCAATGTAATTCCACGCCGCGAGTTCCAGCGATTCGGCGGACAGGAAGTCCCGGCCGCCGTCGGCGCCTTTCGTGATGCGGGGGTCGGGTCCGGCCTTGTATGCGATTGACAGGACGTACCGCTGCGGCTCGTCGGCCATGCTCGCCCCCTCACGGTCGGGCATCATTGCGGGATGAGCGAGCCGATCGGCTGGAACCTCTACAGCAGCGCGTCCGCCTGGGACATCACGAAGCCCCCGCAGTTCATCGAGTTCATCCCGAACGAGCCCCAGCTTGGCGCTACCGCCGCGGCGTTCGCCGATGAGGTCGAGGCGTACGCGGCTAAGCGGGCATCCTGCGATGCCGTGCTGTTCCCGCTGCCGCCTCGGGTGCCGTCGCCGGGCTTCCCCGTGCACCCGCTCGATGTCGTCCACTTCGGCCCGGTGCACGGGCCGGCCCCGGCGGCCTGCGCCCGCGAGCCGCACCCGGATAGCCCGTGGCACTGGGACGGCCGGGGCACATGGTGGCACTAGTCCAGCAGGTAGGCGGCGAAGTACGACGACGGGACGTCAGACGCCAGGTACAGCGCGCACATGCAATGGTTATGCGCCAGATACTGGGGCACGTCCTGCGGCGCGTACGGGCTGCCCGCCTGATTGTCCTGGCAGGCAACACAAGGGCTGCCGCCCTCGCACACCCAGTTGATCAGCGCGAGACCTGGTTCCGGGGCTTCGGTCGGTGGCGCGGGCGGGGGCAGCGGCCCGCCCTCAGGCGGCGGCGCTGATGGCCCGGGAGTCGTTGGCGTCGGGGAGCCTGTGAACAGCCGGCCGATGAGCCGCGTCAGCCCGGCCCCGGCCGCCGTCCACAGCGCGTTAGCAAGCCAGGACTTCACCGGGCTCACGTCCGGCCCCGTCACGGCACCGGACACCGCGCCAGCCATCTCGTCGTCGCTGGAGTCGCGCTCAGCGCCGTCCGCGAGCACCACGGACACGCTGGCCGCAGTGGCGGCGAGGATGGCCTGAGCGGTCTCCTGCGCCTTCTCGCTGACCTGCGGGTCACCCTGGAGCGCCGCGGCGGCTGCGGTGAAGGCAGCGGCGACGGAGAAGTCCTTGACGCCCTGCCGGTCAGCGGCGACCGCGAGGGAATCAGCCTCGCCTTCGGCCATCCCGTCGCGGATGGCGTCCTCGATCGCGGCGACGAGAGCCGTCCAGCCCTTCCGCTGCTGGAGCGCGGCCAGCCAGGCGAGGGCGGCGTCCCGTCCGCGGTCTTTCCACCATGGCCGGTCCGGGTCGGAGAGCTTGGCGACCTGGCCGATGTCGGCTTTGAACTGGCGGACGAGGGCGGCCGGGCTCAGGGTGGCGGCGAGGTCGTTCCACGCGGCGAGGACGGCCCGCTCGTGCGTGGCGAGGAGCCTAGTCCGGCGTTCGTGGGTTCTGGCCCAGATGCCGGTCCAGTCGTCCGGGTCACCGGCTTTTGGGAGTGCGGTGCTACCACCGGCCTTGGCGACCGCCCCCTCATCAGCAGCCGCCGGGCCGCACGTGCACCCGGCCGCACCGCCGCAGCATCCGCCCTGGCAGCACTCCGCGCCGCAGCAGTCCGGGGCGGCACCGAGAGCGGCCATCACCGCGTCGATGTCCGCTAGCAACTCAGAACGCACCGCAGGGTTGCCGGGGAGGTCGGCCGGGTCCCACCAGGCGATCGTCTCCGTGCCGTCCACGTCGCCGTCCGGGTCGGAACCTAGCTGGCGGTCGAAGATGTCAAGGTCCGACTCGCGGGCGATGGTGTAGACGAACCCCTGGTAGATGCCGTCAGGGCTTGTCCAGGTGCCGGTCCACTCGCCGTCAACGACGGGCAGGCCGGTCTCTTCCTGCCACTCGCGCAAAGCTGCGGCGCGGGCCGACTCGCCCTGTTCGAGATGACCGCCCGGCATCTCGAACTTGCCAGCGGCAGGGTCGGCCATCAGTCACCTCGCGTGGGACGATGGCGGGCATGAGCGATGACGAGGAGCTTGCCGCATTCCTGGCTGCCCGGCTGGACGAGAAAGAGGCTACGGCGAGCCATGTCGGCCCCGCCCATGTCGCGTGGCTCACCCTCTGCGGCAGTGACGGCCAGTTGCTCTACACCACCGTCGCGGCGACTAGCGGGGACAGTGAGGACGTCTGGGTGGCGGGCGGGAAGGTGCTTCCCGAGCCCGCGTTCGTCCGTGTCGTGTACGACCCGGAGCGGGCACTGCGCGAGGTCGCAGCTGACCGCACGCTGCTGCGCGAGCGCGAGCGACTGGCTCACAGGCGCGAAGCCCTCGCGGCGAACCGCCGCGCCTCGGAGCGCTGGACGCCCCACACCGCTCCCGGCTACCCGTCCGCATACGACATGCAGCGCGAAGGGTTCGCCCTGGAAGCCCTGGAGCACTTCCTGTTTGGCCTGATCAGGGTAAGAGCCGCCGCCTGGAGCGACCATCCGGGCTACCGCCAGCACTGGTCGCCGCACGCGAGCATCCTCTAACCCTCTGGCTCTACCGCCCGCTGGAGCATCAGCACCCGCCCCGTATCCGCAGCGAGGACAGCGAGCCCGGCAACGGCCACCTCGCCCGCGGCCTTGCGGACGGCGAGGCGTCCCGCGTCGTTGAGGTTGTGACCGCACACGCGCTCAACGGCGCGGAACTCGAAGTCCCGCCACTCACCCGAACGGCGGCGGGCACGCTCGAACCGGCGGAACGCGGCCATCTCCTTAGCCACCTGCGCGGCCTGGTCCGGCTCGTCGTCCTCGTCATCGAGGTCGTAGGAGTAGACACCCGACTCCGCCGTGATGCCCGCGCCGCCTTCGCCTTCCTTCGCGACCGGCATCGTGGACTGCGTTTCGGTCTTCGGCGGGATCGCCGACGGCCCGTAAATCTCCTCCGCCAGCGGCTGCCCGTACAACGGCGGGTTCGGCTGCACCCCCGGCGCCTCGGTGAACACCTGGTGCGGCAGCGGCGCCCCGGCAGCGGGCGCGGAGGTCTGCGGGTCGATCTCCCCCGCAACAGCCTCCAGCGACGAGATGGGGATCGGCCCGGCGCGCTCGGTGAAGAACACCCGCGGGACCGGCTGCGCGTCTACCAGGCCGTACCGCATCTCCCGGATCTCCGACGGGCCGACGACACCGCGGTCCATGTACCGCTGGTCCGCCTCAGCCTGCGCGGCCTGGTCGACCTGCTCTTCCCCGCGGTCGAACTCGTGCCGCAGCGGCAGGCCCAGGTCGTCCTGGAGGAACGCGGAGAGGATGCCCTCGACGTGCTCCATCAAAGGCAGGTCGCCTACGCGGTGCTGAACGTCCGCCTGAGATTCCCCGCTACTCCTATTGACATTCTCAGTGAATCCGATGTCGCTAGGCACGACATGGAAACTTGCGCATGTTTTACGCATCAAGAACAGCGAGAAGACGTCCGAGAAGTCCTTCTCGTTGGACCACTCGAACTTGCTGCCCGGCGGCATCCAGCGGATCTGGTGCTTCCGCGACTGGTCACCGTACATCATCGCGTCCCAGTAGTTCTGGAACTGCTCGATCTGCTCCGGTGACCACGAGTCCGGCGACGCGGCGAACGCGGCGGGCAGGTTCCCTTGAGTAAAACGCTCAAGAAAGTAGAGCTGGAACCTGATATCTGTGTTGGCATTAAGAATGATGCTCTCGATCGGCGCATGGCCGTAAGGCGAGTTCGGGCGCGGCCGGAACGGCTCGTAAATTATGTCGTCCCTGGTCAGCCAGTTCCACGGCAGGCCGTTGACGTACTGGACGTACGCTTCGGCGGGCGGCTGCGGCGGGTTACCCCAGTAATCCAATAGCGGGGCAACCGTAGTGCCGTCCACAACGGACAGGCCGACCGCCCGGCCAGCCCTGTTACGCAGCCGGTACAGCGTCCCCGCGTCGTAAGCCAGCACGTCATACAGATACTTCGCGAGCCACGTCTTGAAGGAATTGATCCGGTCCGGCTTCCGCAACGCGGCGAGCCCGATGGGAACAGCGCCGGTCACGTCACCCTGGTAATGCTCGGCCGGCAGCAATTTCCAGTCAAGGCTCCGGATCGAGTCGATGCGATGCCAGATGCAAATGGATGCAATGTCGTAAGACTGGATGAGTCCCTGGAGTGTCCCGAATGAGACGGCCTCGTGGGTGCGCGGCCGGGTGGCGATGTTGTAGCCGGTGATGAAGTTGAGGGCGCGCGGGTGCCGGTCGTACCCGTCGTACGGGCCGATCGGCGTCCCCGGGGAGAACGGCGACGCCGGGGTCATCTGGCTGGCGGCTTCACCCTCAGTGAAGGACGCCGGGACGGATGTGCCGAAGGTCTTGCCGACCCTGACGAGCGTGTCGCCTACGCGGGAGCGGAGACCCATCCAGCCGCCCCCTCGCTGCCAGTAAGCTGGGCCGTCCGGAGGGGTTGGACCCGTAGCCTTGCGCCATGCCGAGCAGCCGGATCAGAGACGGCGTGAAACCGTCTCGGGCGGAGGGGCTTCTCTTGCTGCCGCCCCTCCGGGGCCTAGGCCCATGTGCCGGCGGTGAACGCTGCGTTGCGTGCCTGCCTGCGTGCCTCAGCCGGGTCCGCGGGCTCTGGCGGTTCGGGGGCGGGCTGGTGGCCGTTCACGCGCGGTTCCGGGGCGGTGCTGGCGGCGGCTTCCTCAGCTTTGCGTTTCGCCCACGCGATCCACGCCTGCGCGCCGTTCCCGTCCAAGAGCAGCTCCGCGAGGGCCTGGGACATGGCGTCGATCTGGTCATCGTGCGCCGCGTTCGGGAACCCGGCGGCCTCGTCTATGAAGGACTCCGGGTCGAACAGCGCGATCTCCGGCGACGGCAGGAACACGTTGCCCGCCTCGATGAACGGGGCGACGGCGTTAGCGCGGGCGTACTTCGATTCCTTCGGCGTCACCGCGACGATGCCGGGGATCTTGGACTTGAGGCTGTCGATGACAGCGGTGCCGTTCGCCTTGTCCTCAACGAGCTTGCGCGCGGCCTGCGGCCAGCGTGCGACCATGGCGGCGAACGCGGTCATCGTGTCGGTGAACGACAGCCGCTTGTGCACCTGGTCGAGCAGGTAGACGTCAGCGCCGCGGCGGGCGAGCACCTGGCCGACCACGTAGTCACTGGATTTGGTGTCCTTGAATGCCATGTCCCACGACATGACGATCTCGTCGGCCTCGTGGACGACGTAGGCGTCAGGCCTGTCCGGGTGCTGCGACCACAGCGGCACCGAGTAGCGGCGCCACCAGTGACGCTGCCACACGTTCCCCGCATCGGGAGACGGCCGGCCCTGGTAGAGGGCGGCGAACACGCGGCTTCCGGCCTGGATGCGGATCTGCTCCCACTCGGCCACCGTCCGGCCCCGTGCTGAGGTGAGCCATTCGCCGGGTTCGCGGCCCAGCGGGTCGGACTGGCCTTTGGCGGGGTCGTGGTCGGCGAGGGCGGGGATGTTGATGACGCGCCAGCGGTGGCCGTCCTCGGCTTCCAGCAGCCGGCCGGCGAGGTCGGATTCGTGCCAGCGGGTGAGCACGACAATCGCCGGCGATCCGGGGGCGAGACGGGGAGCGCCGACGCTCTGCCACCAGTCCCAGACGCGATCCCGGTAGTAGGCGCTTCCAGCCTGCTCGGCGTCGGCGAACGGGTCATCGATGGTCAGCGCTTCAAGCGCACGTCCGGTCAGGCCTGATCCGATGCCGACGCACACGACGCCGCCGCGGTGGCCGTCGAGCTGCCAGCGTTTGGCGGAGCCGTAGTCACGGGCGATGCGGAGGCCGATGTCGAGCGTGCCCTCAGTGCCGTCGTAGCTGCTGATCGTGTTGCGGATCTCGCGGCCGAAACCCTCGGCGAGGGCCTGCGCGTAGGATGCGATGCCGAGCCGCCGGTCCGGGTTGCGGGTCAGCGCCCACAGCGCGCCGATCTTCGTGACGCGGCTCGTCTTGCCTTCCTGGGGCGGCATCGAGATGACCAGCCGCGCGCCGCGCGTGGTGTACGCCCAGACCAGCGCCTCGTCTATCAGGTCAAGCGCCGGGGTCTGCACCGTCGTAGGGTCGATTGCCCTCGCCAGTTCGCCCGGCGTCTCCCATTCGGACGCTGTGCCGCGCGGGGGGTCGAGCCGGTCGGCGAGCACCGCCGCGAAACTAGCCACGGCAGCCTGCTAGCTGACGGCCCTCAGGTGACGGCCGAGCCGGGCCTGCGCCTCCTGCTGCTTGTCTGCGGGCAGCCCCATCTCCCGGAGCGTCGCGGACAGCGCGTCGGCGACCATCGCGGCCTGCGCCTCGGTGACTTTCGCCATGCGCTCCTCAATGTTCAGCTTGGCGATGTCCACGAGGAACTTCCCGCACCGGTCCAGTGCCCGTTCCCACAGTGCGACCTCGGCGCGTAGCTGCTCGCCGCCGACCTCGGTCTCATACCGCAGCGAGGTCAGGGCGTTGACTTTCCCGGCGAGCATGTCTTTCCATGCCACGACCTCGCCGGCGATGGCCGACAGGGCGGCGAGCGGGTCCGTGACGGGGGCCACGCCGATGCGGGCAAGCTCGGCGCGGGCCTGCTCCTTCGCCGCATTGAGCGACTGGTCGCGGGTGCTGCCACCGTGGAGTTTGCAGCGGCCGACGCCGAAGTGGTCGGTGCCCCAGCCTGCAGGGCGTTTGCAGGTCCCTTCGCCCTGGCGCTTGCGGGCTCCGCAGTATGCTGCCACTGTCACGACCCTCCCGCGAACCCGCGGCTGTCATGATCGTCAGGCGACATGACGCCAGGAGCGCCCCTCTGCTATGGCCCGGATGGTGCCGCGTCCGACCCCGAAGTCCGGGGCGATCATCGTCGGGGTCTCGCCTGCCGCGAGGCGCTGGCGGATGAGCCGGACCTTCTCGGGGTCTAGCCGTGACCACGGGATTCCAGTGCCACGTCGCCAGCGCTCAGGGTGAGTCTTTGACCCGTGGCGCTCACCGCGAGCAGCCAGCCCAGGATTTATGCGGAACGGATGACTGTCGCCCCGGTGGCCCGAACCCGGCTTGGGGATGCGGTAGCGGTCGGGATAGCGGGTCGCTCCGGCGCGCTTCCGCTCGCCCATCTCCTGCATGTTTTCCTGGTGGGTACCCCAGTGCAGGTGATCCGGGGCGACACAGGCCGTGTTGTCGCAAGAGTGGCACGGCTCCATGCCGGACGCGTCACCCTTGGTGGCAACCATCACCCATCGCGCTACGCTGTGGCGCTGGCCGCCGATCACTAGGCGCGGATATGCCCGCCTAGCGTCCGGTGCACGATTGGCCCACGATCCGTACCGCCAGATCCAGCAGCCTTCCGGGGTCACTTCGCATACCGAGCGGACCTGATCTATCAGCCTGGCCAGATTCCACTTCACTAGGCCATTCTAGCGCATTGTCACGTCTCGGACCCGCGTCCAGGCGGGACACGTGCTACGATTGCAGCCATGGATCGGTGCCCGACGTGCCACGCGCCGCTGCCGCCGCCGAAGGTGTGCCCTGGCTGCGGTGAGACGTTCTACCGCACTGAGGCCGGGCGTTCCGATACCGAGTGCTGTTCGCAGCGGTGCTCGGCCAGGGTGCGCAAGCGCAGGCAACGACAGAGAGAAGGCGGTCAGTAATGGCGCGCAGCGACCTAGAGCAGATCCGCAGGGCCATGTACAAGGGACAGCGGGCGATCGGGGATTTCCAGGCGGCCCGGCGCGGCCCGGATGTGCTGGCGAAGCGTCTCGTCCGCCGTGACCTCACCCGGGCGTTCTTCCGGGTGCTGCGGCAGTTCGGGAAGTGAACGCGCGTAGTGTGACGTACGCCATCATGGCCCCGCGTGGGCTGCCGTCCGGCACCTGACCTAAGAGACGACAGGACTAGAATCCGGGGCTGGCGCCTTCTCCATGAGATCCCGGTTCCGGGCCTCATCGGTTGGCTC